TCGTCCAGGATGGCGGCCTGGCTGTTGGCCTTGTCGCGCAACATCTCGTTGAGGGCGTTGCGGATAGCTTCGGGCAGCAGCCACACCTTGCTGGCCCTGCCCCGGGTCGGTTTCTCGGCCATGGTCAATCCTCCGCCCTAGGCTTCTTGACGCCGGGCACGCTGGATCGCCCTTCGGCCACATCCTGACCCCGACCGGTGAGGTGGGCCACCTGCACCTGAGCGAGGCGCTCGATGCGCACCAGCCCCTGCTCTTCCAGCCAGGCCAGCAGGGTCTTGACCTTGTCCCGGGACACCCGGCCGGTGCCTAGCTGATCGAGGCAATCGTTCAAGATCGACTCGTTGGCCGCCCCGCCGATATCGAGCAAGGATCGCAAGATCACCAGGCGTTGCTGGGCGTCCAATATTCCTTGAATGCTCATGGTCTCTCCTTGAGTTCGTTTTCCAGCAGCAGGTCGGCCAGGCGACGAGCCTGGCGCAGCTCCGGCGCCAGTGCCCGCAGCTCGCCACGCAATTCGCTTATCTCCAGTTGCAGGGTGTGCAACTCCTTCTCGGTCGGCAGATCCGAGAGTTGCTGTTCGACCCTGGCCACTCTGGCGGCCAGGCCGGTGACATCCTCTCGCTTGGCGTAGGTCTTGGAGAGCAGGATGATGACGATCAACCCCACCAGACTGGCCAGGGCGTACAGGGGCCCCCAGTTCTTAACGATGAAATCCCACACGGATTGCCTCCTTACGCTCGAATAGGGTCTGGCACTCGATGCAACGCGGCGCATCGGGTTCGGCATGCAGCCGCGCAATTGGGATGGGCTCATCACAATCGCAACAGATGCCATCGCCACGGGGTTTGGGCCTTGCCCGGTGGGCGTCAATAAGTCGCCCGGTTCGCTCGGCGTCGAGCTGCTGGGCGCGGTCTATGGGGTCGCTCAAGGGTGTCTCCTGCCCTGGCTTACTTGATGACGTGGGTCGCCTTGAGGCGCCCCCAAATGGCCAGCAGGCCGCCGATGGCACTGGCCAGATCCACGGCGGTGGAGACCAGGCTGGCTTGGGTACCGGTATCGATCGGCACGCCGAACAGGCCGGCGATACCGGCCCCCACGGCGATGACGCCCCCGATGACGGCGCGGCTCCTGAGCGCAGGCTTTGCTTGGGGCAACAGGGAATCAGGCATGATGAACGTCCTTATGTTGGGTTGAGGTATGACGGGCACGGGCCCGCAGGCGATCCAGCTCACCCACCGACCGCCAGCCCTGGGCAAACAGGGACTGTCGAGTGGGGTGATGGCTGTAGAGCGGGATCGTCTCCAGGTCCGTGGGGGCGGGTGCGGCCAGATAGGCCTTCAGATGGGCGCGGCGCCCATCCTTGAAGCAGGCGAGGTAACGGGGGTTCTTGAGTTCGGGGATGCCGAAATAGCCAGCGGCCTGGATCCCCTGCAACGCCTTGCGGCGCTTGTTGATGAGGCTGGGTTTGCTCATGCCCCCTCCCCGAACCGGGTAGAAAGCAGGTAGCTCTGCAGGCGCAGCAGGCGGTTGATCCAGCCATGGGCATTGGCCCACTGGCTCGGGTCTTTGCGCACGATGCCGAGCATGAAGCCGGCGCGGATCTCAAGCAGCGCGAGCAGCAGGGCCCGACCACCGTCCCGCCCCGTCTTGGCGGCCAGCACCCGCAAGGTTTGCGAGCCCAGCACCCCATCGACCATGACACCGAGCGCCTGCTGCAACTGGCGCACCGAGCGACCAGGGCCGTGATGCACGGCGCCGTCGAACAGGGCGATGGCAATCAGCGGGCAGACGCTATCAACCCGATCGCAACGGGCGGGCAGCCAGTAGTTCGCTCGGTAAAACAACTCTGCATGGGCAGGGGTCGCATCCCCGACGGCAATATCCGGCCGACCATCCCGATCGAGATCGATCATGCCGTCTTTCTTGCCGTCGGCGGCATCGGCCATGCCGAACTTGGTGTGGCCGCCACGGTCGGCCGGGTGGTTGACCTCGCCCCCTTCCACATCGGGACGGAGCAACCAGGCAAGCGCTATGGGATAGGTATCAGGCAACATAAAAGGCCCCTCGATTAACTGCGTTATCGCAGCGTACCGAGGGGCCTTAATGGGGCGGGTTTATGGTGGGTTACTTCAAAGTGCTTTCGGCTGTCGAAACCAGTGCATTTCCCTGAGCAGTCAGACCGTATTTGGCCGCAAAATAGCGTTGTTCCAATATTGCCAGCGTCTGCTCTTGGGTGGCAATCGTTGCACTATTGATCGCGTGGACAAGACCCCCAATTACCGGAGCTGCCTCGACTTTGGTTTTCGCTAACTTGATTTTGGCCTGCTCAATATCCTTTTCCAATGCTTTTAACTTTTCATCATTAGTCGGATTGGCAGGTAGAGGCGCCATTGTGTTGACCGATTGAAGTCCTGGATTCACCTCGACCTCTTGTTGGGTAGGCATTTGCGATTTTACGGGGAGAGCATTGGTGGCTGGCTTGCTATCACATGGCCAATAGTCCACCCACTCACCATCGCATTTATATTTGACCGCCCCAAAGGAAAGCCCCGACCACATGACTGAGGCAATCATCAGCATGTACCTTGTCACACACACCTCCATGTTTCGTGCGCTGAAATATTAAGCTATGACATCGGAGCCAAAAGAAAAACCCCGCCAGTGCGGGGTTTGTTCGTAACGTGAGGGCCATCGCTATTGATACCCGAACAAGTCAGGCTGATGGCGGCGCCGTGTCAGCTCCCGCTGCTCTGCCACCACAGCATAGGTCTGGGGCACAGAGAGACCATGCTTGCGGGCAAGCTGGTCGATATTGCGGCCATTGAACTCATCCCAGATGGCTCTGTCCCGCAGCGCAGCCTTGAGATGATCACCGGTGGGGATGTAGTAGGCACGGCCCCCCATATAGTGAGCTTGCACCAATGCCAGCTTGCGGGCCAGGGCCAAGGCCTTATCCGCCGCCATCCCGCCGCGCCCCAGCTCACAGGCGAGCACATCGACCAGCTCGGCCAGTGCCTTGGGCCATTTGGCAGTCAGCTCGGCCGCTGGGATCTGATCCAACCGGTCCACCAACTGACCCAGCGACTCATGATCGTCAGCGAACAAGTCCAGGTTCTTATCCATGCTGTATCTCCTCAAACGCCCCGAGAACGGCCTGATAGCCTGCTACCCGCCCGGTCTTCTCATTGATGGGGACAGTTTTCTTGGCCGCCTGCAACGCCTTGACCATCTCCCGCTTATGCCAGTTCTTGAGGGACTCCAACACCGGATAGGCCAGCGCCTCGCTGAGCCAGGCCACTTCGGCCACACCAACCCCGTTGTTGATCCGCACCGTCTGGCGCTCCACATAGTGATTGAGCGCCGTTTCACTGCCATCACGCAGCAGGCCATGGCGGTGCATGGTGATCCAGATAGCCCGGATCACGCCTATCTCGGCGGTCCTGGTCGGGGCACCGCGAGCAGGGCTTAAACGCTTCTGCATGCCCCCTTTAACCGGACGTTTAACGGCCGGTTTAAAGCCGATCCGCTTCATGGCCTCCAGCACCAGGGTCAGTTGACCGGCGCTGAGCCCCTTGGCAGAGCGGGCACCGGTCACCCCTTCCAGTAGGGCGCGGTAATCTTCTTCTGCCAGGCACAGATCACGGCGGCCAATCTGCACCAGTTGCAACAGACGGTAGGAATCAGGCTGCATCGGAAACCTCCTGCCGTGGCACCAGCCGATACCAAGACTGCAGAAGGGCAATCCAGGCACTGCGATGATCGTCATCCACCTCGGCCATCGTCACAAAACGCAATCCGACCTGATCGAGAGGGCGACGACCCATTCGGCGAGCCTTGGGCACCGGTTCAAGGCTGATACGCGCCAGATCGATGGGGTGGCCCTCGGTCACGGCCCGCTCCAACAACCACCGCACCCAGCTGTAGTTGTTACCCAGCCGATCGATGGCGCGGACCAACTCCCCCAAGTGGATGATGCCCGGGCGGGCATCCAGGTAGCGCTGTACCTGCCGGATAATCTGCACCCCATCCAGGGTGAGCATGGAGCGAGGTGCCAGCAGGCCCGCCTTGGTCAACTCCCGAATCCAGCGTTGCATGCTGCGCTCGGAGCCCACGCCCAGCGCGGCACTGATCTGGGCAGCGCTCTTGTGCTGGTAGTCAGGCACCCCTTTGATCATGGTGGCCAGTGCCACCCGGTTATGCTCATGCTTCATCGTCATCATCCTTGTTCTGCAGATCGCGCAACACGATACGGCCATGGGCCTCGACGGGCTGGCCCTCACGCCAGAGTGGGCAGTGGTTATCCAGCCAAGTTGCCGCCTCTGGCTCCTTGAGCCCGCCAAACTCCATCACATAGGCCAGCAAGGCCTGCCAGTTAGTTGAGGCCATGACTGACCTCTGCCGTTCTGGCTTGCTGCAGCTCTGCCACGAGTTGCCAGCGCATCTGGCTGGCCTCCCCTGCCAGGGCAAACAGCCCCTGCGCACGGGCATCTCTATCAAATTGCTTGAGCTGTCTGCACACAGCCCGTTTATCAGGGGTCGCCTGTGCAATGGCGGCCGCGCTGAATATCTTGGTAAGCCGAATATCCATATCTATCTTGGTCATCGCCGTGCTCCTTGTTCGAGGCGGTGAAGACCTGGGCCCAGGTCGGCTGCTCATCAGTGCCTGGCCACCACACCAGGCAGACGGGGAGAGCCCCCGTTTCGCTTACTTGATCAGACGTTTGCGGGCTTTGTTGGCGATGGTGGTCAGCATTGCCAACCGAGATTTTTGTTTGTCTGCGCTGCCGTACTGATTGATAAAGTCAGCGGCCAACTGTGCCTCCTCCAAGGCCTGCCGCGGATTGCTCATCAGTTGGCATTCCAGGGAACTTTTGGCATCGGCCACGCTGGTATTGAGCAGTGCTTTCACGTTCTCCATATCCGGTTCCTCAGTTGACTAAAAACAGGCCGATGAACAGACCGGCAACGAATGCCCCATAAACGGCAGCGGCCACGTTGACCAGCAGCCAGAAGGCCGCTTCACGGTTCATGCTGCCCCCAGTTTTGCTTGTTCCTCTCCGCCGACCCCGGCATTGAGCTCCACGTCCAGTCCTGCGCGGTATCCATCAAACATGGAGCTGTGATCGCGGCGATTACCGCCCGCCTCACGAGCCGTTGCCTGGCTGAGCTTAGGGTGGTGCTGTTCCATGAATTGCTTGACTAGGGCGGCCTCTTTCTCGCTGGGTACAAGCTGTTGCACCTTGGCCCACACGGCCCGACACCATCCCTCACAAAACAGATCCGCTCTGGTGGTCTTGGTGGTTGTCTTCATCCGCTTGTTCAAACCTGCCAGGTACTCACGGCGGGCCTTGCCCAACTGGCGAGCCAGCACTTCATAGACATACCCGGCGATCTCGGCACGTTCTGCCGGGCCAATAAACGACACACGGACAGCCCCGAAGATCTCGCGCTGGTACATCACCTCCACTCCAAAGGCATCCCCAACCAGGGAGATCAACATGTGGCTCCACTGGGGTTGTGTTCTGCTTTTATTCGCACACTTGGCCCACTGCTGCCCAATGCTGCTCAGTTCGATATCTGTCTCGGTGAGGCCGTTCGCCGCCATCAACGCCTGCACCTTGGCCATGGCATTGGCGGCTTCGTACTGGTTGCCGCTGGCCGCCAAGGCCAACAACTTTTTGATCTTCTCTAAGATTCGTTTGTTCATCTGTTCATCCCTGGCTGCTCATCAGTACCCGACCACCACGCCGGGCAGACAGGGCGGCGCGGCCACCCTGTTTCGCGTGCTCACTGCTCGAACTGCAGCGGCATCAGATCCTGGTACTCCTCTTCGCTCAGCGGCGCCGGGCCCAGCCCCAGCACCCATAGCAACGCGGCTTTGATACCATCCTCATAGGTGTCATCGGGATAGCAGGTGCCTTCGGTCTCGCTGATCCGTTCACAGAGCTGCAGTTGCTCTTCGGCCTGTTCTACGTTGATTTCCATCGCGCACGCCTCCCTTACAGCTTTGCCAGATCCAGGCTCATCTGGACGTAACGCCCCTGGGCGTCACGCTCGTAGAGCCGCAGATATTGGCTGGTACCGGTCACCTGGATGGCATCGGCGATCGCCTGCATGGCCTGCTCCCAGTCGGCGTCTTCGATGTTGAGCTGACGCAGGGAGAGCACTTGGTTGACGTCGATATGACCTGCCTTGGAAACCCGAAAGGCGTGGTCCACCAGGGCGCGGATCTCGGGGCTAGCACCATCACTCCAGCGGGCGATGCACTGGTCGATCAGTACCTTGGCCGCCTGGATCCGTTCATCAAATTTGCGGTGCTCCCCCACCGCCCGGATCAGCTTGTAACGACCGTCGAAACTGAGCAGGGTGACGTTGCCCTTGGTACCGCCCCAGGCCACCCCGTACTGCTCGGCCGAGAGGTCCACAAAGTCGGCAATCTGCTGCATGGCGCCGATCTTGAAGGCAGCCAGGCGTGAGCGCTCTTCCTTGGCTGCCGCGATGATGGCCATCACCACCTCATCGCGCAGCTTGTCGGCTGGGGCTATCAGGTTCTCCGGTACCCAGTGCCCCTGGGCGTTCTGCCGCATCGGCGTCGTCTCTTTGGTCTGTGCTTCTTGCGTAAGGCTCTCCTTGATTTATCCCGTTATGGTTCGGTGATCGCTTACTGACGCCAGTGCAGCAGGCAGCCACCGAAACGCACGATGGCGACATCCCGCACCACACCCGCGAGGCACTCCCGCCCCCACACTGCCCGCTTGGTCATTGCTTCGGGCAAGGGGCCAGTCACCGCCAGCAAAGGGGTGTGGCACACCCGGCTGGTACTCACCTTGCACCCCTTCGCCGTCAGCCAGATCCGCAACTGCTCGGCGGTCTTCTGCAGATTTCTGTTCATCCCGTTCTCCTTGTGATATCCCACTGGGCCCACTGCATACTCCGAGCCCGCTGCTTTACTGGCCGTGCTTCTCAACCTTGTCGAGCAGTCGGTTGTATTTGATGCCCAGGATCTTGAGCTCCTCGGCAAGCAGTTCAGCCAAGATGCGCAAGCTGCTGCTGGCATTCTCGCCATCGCTTTTCGCTTGGCGGCGTAACCTGGAGAGAGTCACCTCAGCGTCATAGCGGGCGCCCTTCTCCACACTTCTGCCAACCTGTTCGACGGCAAGACGCATCGGCCGACGCAGTTGCTGGTCTTCACTGAGCTGGCTATGGGGGCAGCCACTGTGGCAGGCCTTCCAGAGCTTGATGTCCATCGGTCTGGTCCCAACCTCGTCCGCCCGTCGCCGCTGATGGGCCAGGCACTGATGCACCGGGATCTCCCCCAAAATGGGGCAGGTCACCTTGTGTCCCATCAGGTTCCCCTCCACCAACTTCTGCACCCGGGCCAGATCCCCTGGGTACTTCTCGTTGCAGACCTGGCTGATCGTGGTGCGGGACAGACCCAGTTTTTCAGCCACCACGGACAACGAACTGGCCCCGACCTCGGCTTGCAGAACCTCAAGCCACGTGTCCATGTTTC